CAGGTTGCGGCACCTCACTTTTCTTGTAGCGACAGACCCATATCATTCACCATATTTATATTAGATGTTTACTATTGTTTAACTGTATTTTTAAGTGTTTTAAAAAATGCTTAACCCGCTTAACCATCTTAACCCTAGAAAAAAATAAATATTTTGTTTTATAATTTTGGTGTGATATATTTATATTTATGAGTATTAATAAATTTAATTAGCATTGGCTACAAGAAAAGAATTAGCAGAACACCTTGATCTATCACCACAATCAATAAGTGATTTGATAGGTAAAGGAATCTTTAGCATTGGTTCAGGAAGGTCTCCTGTTAATATAGATGTATGTAGAATACAGTATATTAATCATATAAGAAAATCTGCTAGATACACTAGAAAAGATGGTACTGGAGATATTGCAGAAGAAAAAGCTAAACTTACTGCTGCTCAAGCTAGAAAGGCTGAGCTAGAAGTAGAACAGCTAGAAAAAACTTTAATACCAGCACAACTTGTAGAAGAGACTTGGGTTGATTATGTTTCAAATGTGAGAGCTAAACTTTTAGGTTTACCATCAAGAGTCGCACATCAAGTAATAACAGTTGACAAATATGCGGAAGCAGAATTAATAATAAAAGAACAGGTGCATGAAGCACTAAATGAGTTAGCACAAAATGGAATACCTAAAGAATATAGAAAAGGTGATACGGAAGACCAGTCAGACATGGACTCCGCCACCGAATCTCAAGATTAGCGACTGGGCTGATAGATATAGAAGATTATCTCCTGAATCCTCAGCAGAGGCTGGAGCTTGGCGTACAGATCGCGCACCTTATCAAAGAGAGATAATGGATTCATTTAATGATCCTGATATTCAAAGAATTATATTCATGAAATCTGCTCAGGTTGGTGCAACAGAGATATTACTGAATGTTATTGGTTATTACATAGATCAAGACCCAGCACCTATGCTAATAATGCAGCCAACATTACAAATGGGTCAGGCTTTTAGTAAAGACAGGCTTGCTACAATGATTCGTGATTCTGAAAAGATAAGAAATTGTGTCAAAGACCCTAGAAGTAGAGATAGTGGTAATACAGTATTATCTAAGAAGTTTGCAGGTGGAAACCTGACTATAACTGGCAGTAATAGTGCAAGTTCTCTCGCTTCACGTCCCATCAGATGTGTCTTGGCGGATGAGGTTGACAGATATGAGGCATCTGCTGGTTCTGAAGGTGATCCTATATCACTTGCAACTAAAAGAACCACTACTTTTTGGAATAAAAAGATATATATGTGTTCTACTCCTACAATTAAAGGACTTTCAAGAATAGAAACTGCTTTTGAAGAGTCAGATAAGCGTTATTACCATGTTCCTTGTCCTGAATGTAACGAAAAACAGGTTTTAAAGTGGAAAAATGTAGTTTGGGAAGAAAATCAACCTAATACAGCAGCTTACGCTTGCGATCATTGTGGTTCTGTAATAAATGAATCTAAAAAACAATGGATGTTAAAGCATGGTGAGTGGATTGCATCTGCTCCTAAGTCTAATACAGCAGGATTTCATATATCAGAGTTATATTCTGTTTGGTCAACATGGGCTGATATGGCTAAAAACTTTCTTGAGGCTAAAAAACAGCCTGAAATGTTAAAAACTTGGATAAATACTGCTTTAGGAGAATCTTGGGAGGAGCAGGGAGAAACAGTTGAATATGATGTCTTATTAGATAGAAGATTAAATTACGATGTAGAAAGAATACCTGAAGAAGTTTTGGTCATAACTGCTGGTGTTGATACTCAAAAAGACCGACTTGAATTACAGTTAGTAGGATTTGGAAAACAATATGAGGCTTGGGTTTTAGAATATCGTATATTTTGGGGTGATCCTAATGGTATAAAAGTTTGGCAAGAATTAGATGAGTACATAAAAAAACGATTTAAAACTGAAACAGGTAGAGGTATGCCAGTATCATGTGTATGTATTGACTCAGGTGGACATCATACAAACGCTGTATATAACTTTACTAAACCAAGACAGTCAAGAAGAGTGTTTGCGGTTAAAGGTTTATCAACAGCAGGTAAGCCAATAGCAAATAAACCCACATTTGTAGGTAAAAATAAGGCTGTTTTATACGGAATTGGTGCTGATTCTGCAAAAGAGGCTATTTTTGCTCGTTTAGCTGTTGAAAGTGAGCTAACTACTTTGCATTTTTGCGCAGACTTAGATGAAGAGTATTTTAAACAGCTTACAGCAGAGAAAAGAATCACAAAATTTGTTAGAGGTAGAAAATCTTTGATTTGGAAGCAAATAAGACCAAGAAACGAGGCCTTAGATACATTAGTCTATAATTTTGCTGCTATTTACATTTTAAACCCTAATTTTGATTCTATTGAAGAAAAAATACTTGCTAAACAGATAAAACCTAGAGAAAAAGGCGAAAATAAGCCCAAAAGAGGTATAAATAGAGGTAATTTTGCTACTTCTTGGAAGTAATTTGACTTTTCTTTGAAAATATGTTGACTTTTTATTAGAAAACCATAGTGTGATATTAAGATATATCTAAAACATTATGAGGTTTTTGCTTGAGCAATAAATTTGACAGAGAAAATTACCCATCTCAAGAACCCAACGAATTAGTTGTTGGAGATTATTGGGTATGGAAAAGAGATGACTTAGCTACTGATTACCCTACTGATTCATATTCTTTATCATACGAATTTCATTGTGATTCAGGTGGTGGTGGAAATCATCAATTCACAATCAACGCTACTGAAGCAAACGATACTTACTATATAGAAGTTCCAACAACTACTACAGATAATTATAATCCTCATGATTATTTATGGGGTGCTTATATTACTAGAACCTCAGATTCAGCAAGAATACAAATAGATGAAGGTAAAACCACCATTTTACCAAATTTGGCTGATACTAATGCTGATTTAAGAAGTCATGCAAAGAAAGTTTTAGATAATATTCAGGCTGTAATAGAAGGTAGAGCCACAATAGATCAATCTTCATTCTCTTTAGGTGGTAGATCTTTATCAAGAATGTCTATAGATGAATTAATGACATTTAGAGATAGATATCATGCTGAATACCTAAAAGAAGTAAGACTGGCAAGAATTAAGAATAAACAAGGATCAGGAACTACGATTAAAACTAGATTTAGTCCTAGTTATGGAACATCACCTAAGAGCTACAGATAATGGCATGGTATAACAGAATATTAGGCATAAATGAGCCTAAACAGAAAAAAAGACAAGCATACAGAAGAAGCTACTCAGGAGCTAATACTGGAAGACTGTTTGCAGATTTTGTTACCACATCTACAAGTGCCGATGCTGAGATAAAAGATAACATAAGAATTTTAAGAGATAGAGCAAGAGAGTTAGCAAGGAACGATAGCTATATTGCAAGATACTTAAACCTGATGGTATCTAATGTTATCGGTAAGCATGGCATAAGAGTTTCCAGTAAAGGTCGAGATGACAATGGCTCATTAGACGTTGCTGGAAACCAGCTCATTGAGTCAGCTTGGAAAGAATGGGGTCAGGTCGGTAATTGTACTACTAATGGCAGATTATCATTCTTAGATTGTCAAAAAATATTTATTGAATCTTTATGTAGAGATGGTGAAGTATTAATAAGAAAAATAAAAGACAGTAATTCACCTTTTGGTTTTCAGTTACAGTTTTTAGAAGCAGATCATTTAGATGAAAATAAAAATGATGTTTATAAAGCTACTGGCAATAGAATTAAAATGGGTGTTGAGGTAGATAAGTACGATAGACCAGTAGCTTATCACTTATATAAAGATCATCCTTACGATAGAGTTTATTTAGCTCAAGCACAACACATTAGAGTACCTGCTGACGAAATTATCCATGCTTACATACCTACTAGAGCAGAACAAACTAGAGGTGTTTCTTTGGTTGCTACAGCTATGGCTAATGTGAAAATGTTAAATGGTTATTTAGAAGCTGAAATAGTTGCAGCTAGAGTTGGAGCATCAAAAATGGGCTTCTTTACCTCTCCTGACGGAGATGGATATGTTGGAGATGGAGAATATGAAGATACCTTTAATCCAACAATGAACGCTCAAGCTGGTGTATTTGAGCAATTGCCTCAAGGCATGGATTTCAAAGCATTTGATCCCACTCATCCAACTACTGCTTTTGATTCATTTACAACAAGTGTTTTAAGAAGTATCGCATCAGGTTTAAATATTTCTTATCATTCATTATCTAATGATTTGACTTCAGTTAATTATTCTTCAATAAGACAGGGTGCTTTAGAAGATAGAAGTATGTATCAGATATATCAACAATTTGTAATTGACCATTTTATAAACCCAGTTTTTAAATCTTGGTTAGAAATGGTTATATCTACAGGTTATATCAATCTACCTATGGGTAAATTTGATAAATTTGCTAGTTCTGTAAATTACATTCCAAGAAGTTTTGCTTGGATTGATCCTTTAAAAGAAATGCAAGCAAATGTAATAGGTTTACAAAATGGTACACTTACTTATGCCGATATATCAGGTAGTTACGGAAGAGATACTGAAGAACTTTTTGAACAACATCAAAAAGAAATTGAATTAGCAAAACAATATGATATTGAATTAGCTTATCAACCATTTGGTCAGAAGAATCCTGTAGATGCAAAAATACAGGGTGGAGATGACGAAGATGAGTAAGCCAACTCAAGGAATGAAGGAAGAGGCTAGAAAAGGATTAGACTGGCGTAAAGAATATGGTAGGGGTGGAACTAGAATTGGAGCTGAAAGAGCAAACCAAATCTTAAATAATGAAAATCTTTCTGATGAAACTATTAAAAGGATGTATAGTTTTTTCAGTAGACATGAAGTAGATAAAAAAGCAGAAGGTTTCAGACAGGGTGAAAAAGGCTATCCATCAAACGGAAGAATAGCTTGGGCTTTATGGGGAGGAGATGCTGGATTTAGTTGGTCAAGAAAGCTAGTTAATCAAATGAAAAATGAAGAAGATAGAGCCATGCCTGATGGACTTAAGGTTGGCGATTTTGTAAGTTGGAATAGTTCAGG